GAGTGGTGATGTTCCAAATCTTGCGTTTGTCCACACCCTGACCAGCCACCATCAAACGGCCCCTGACATACGCCAAGACTCCAGCCTCAATACCGGTGATGTACGCCGACGAAGTAGAAATGCTGGCGTTCGTTTGGTCGATGTCGCCGTTGTCGTACGAGTAGAACACGTGGTAGCCGTCCGAAGTAATCGAATACAGCGGTGATGCTGCCGTACCCGTCACCGTTGTGACCGTCGCAAAATCGGTAGTGTACTTGACGTTCTGCCCATCAGTCCCATACAGGCGCCCATCGGCGGTGCAGGCATACAGATTCGTACCTGACGTCGAATACACATTCTCCGTATCATTCAACAACGACAAACGGCCCCTAGTCCACGGGTCAACACCCTTGCTCGTGTAAAACCTGTACGCCTCAGCATCAGCCGTATCTGAATACTGCTGACCCGCCCCATAATGCCAAGACGACTGCGAACGACGCCACAAACCTTGCGGGTTCAACGCACCCTCCCCAGGTTCCGTTGACTGGTCAACCGAATCACGAACACGTGCATCGAACTGGCGGGTGAACTGATTCGATTTCATATCCAACATGTATGGGCGACCGTTGATAGCAATAGGGAAAACGTCAGGAACAAGTTGGGTTGACCCAGTACCGGTGTAGAAACTTGCCGCTGGTAAGAAGGCGTCAGTGAAACGCGTAAGCGTAGCCATCGACTACTTCCTGAACTTGATTGGGTACTGTGCCTTCAATCGTGCGGCTTCAGCAATAATTCGTTCTCGGCGCAGACGCACCAAACTCGTAGCAGAGTCACGTACCGCACCTGGCGGAACTTCGTCGGGTCGGCGTGTATCGCCCTGTGATTCAATGAAGTTGCGTTTGATTTCGCGGGCGTTCATCATTCGCAACATGACACCAGTTTCAACGATGTCATCGCATGTGGTGGGAAGGAAGCAATCTGTCGTCAAATCGCTTGACTCGGAAGTGGCGCGAACAAACGGAGCCTTATATCGAACCCGTACGGTACCCGCCATGATGTCATCATCGAACACGAGGGTGTTGCCTGATGCAAAATCTGTGGTCGGCAAACCAGTCTGCAAACGTACACCGTGAATCACGGGATGCTCGTCAGCCAAATAACGCAAACGAACATCCAACAATTCGAGAACGGTACCAGAACTCGTGATGTTGATTTGCCGGTCGGACCCGTTGTAGGTTAGGTCCACGGTGACAACACGAAACAGGCCGTTCATCGTCGATGATAAGTCGTCAAGTTCGGCGTTGACCGCATCCAACATTTGTGCCCGCGGGAAACGGGGACTGAGCGTTAGTATTGCCCCCGAAGTGTGGGATGTCGCAGTCGTGCCTGCATAGCCGCGTTCGACCGTAAGCGTCTTGGCCGCTGGGTTCGCATCCCAGACATAGAGAAGTTCTGATTCGATTTCGAATACAGAACCAGTACGAAGGCCGCCCAAATCGTAAGTAGCGACAACACTCGTCGCACTACTATCAAGGCTTGTCGCCAACTTGTTGCGTTCTTCAACGGCCCCTGCCAACATCTGACGCGAAGCCCTGTTCAGGACCGTCGCTACCGTAGTCATCTAGTAGGAATATCCTCCGTACCCCGGGAACGAACCGGCTTGCGCACGAGCAGAGGACTTCATCGTGCGCTTACCCTTCCTTGCTTTCGGGGCAGGACGCTGCTCTTTGGTCGATGCGCCTTTTACGGATGAACGCTTACGCTTCGGGAGGGGCATTTTAGTTTTTCCTTTTGTTGCGTGCGGAGATTGCCTTAGCCTTGCGACGCGCATCAGCCTTGCTGGACGCACCCCAAGCCTGAAGCGATAATAGCAGGCGAGTTGGATTGCCTTCGTCGTCACGTTCAGGTCCAGGCATGTTACCCATCCGCGCAAGGAATTTTGCACGGCGAGGATTGTCACCAGATTTTACAGGTGCTTTCAGGTTCATGCCCTGACGTCGGGCAGATGCTCGACCCTTCTCGTTCAAACCGCCCTTCGGGTTCTTTCCTTCCTTGCGTTGCCAAGCCGGAGTCTTAGCCATTGCGTGACGCCCAAGCGTTATCGACAAGATTCGGATACGGGCGTCCAGCATCAGCGGCACGCCGCCTAGCAGCAGCCTTCTGCCTTGAAGTCAGAGGCTTAGATTTCTTGTTCGGGTTCTTCTTATCCCAAAACGCCTTTTTACCTTTTGCCACGACGAGCCTCCGACAATGCGATAGCCACCGCCTGCTTACGAGACTTGACCTTCTTGCCCGATGACGACTTCAGCGTTCCACGCTTGAACTCGCCCATTACCTTCTTTACTTTGTTTTTGCGCATGGTTCCTCCAATGCTAATCAACTGTTGCTTCAAACTTGGCGGACCCGTCGATTTGTTCCGGTTGTCCACCCGACTTACGTATCCGCTTGTAGGCATCCAAGTCCCTGTCCAACACTCGTTCCTTGCGGTTCAACTCTTGGACATTCTTGCGGGTTGGCATAGCCGACCCAGACATTCTGACATGGCTGACTCGGCACGCAAAACAGCCATCAACATCGAGGCTTGGATGTGTTTCTGCGTGCTTCATAATCCCCTAACTGATATATTCGCCGTAACCTGCTGACGTAAGACTAGCCGCCTCTGTTGCAGTCACCTCGGTTGCGTGCCCTCCGTAGTAAATGACCGAAACCGTCGTCATGTCTGAAGGCTCATTCTCCGTGTAGGTTCCATCATTCAGTTTGTAGACGTTCCTGCCCCTGGCGGTTGGGGCATAGTGGCGATACAACTTGTATGCCAACCTCACCTCGGTAGATGAGAACTCGTCAGGCATGATTGCCTGCTGCACGAAATCGTCGGTCGGTGGAGTAAAGATGCTCATGTTACGTAACTACCGTAGCCTGCCGCCACCAACTCATCTTTCTCCGCTTGGGTTACAAAGTTCGTATGGCCGCCGTGATACACCTTTGCTACCACCGTGGCATCCCGTTGCTCAGCCTCCGTGAACGTTCCGTTTGTCAACTTGTAGACGTTGTTTCCACGCGAACCCTGCCCCGCATAAGAAAACAGGCGGTTGGCTATCGAGCCGTTGCGATACGGAGCCGACGGGAAATTGCTGGTCGGGGTGCGGAAGATGAACAGTTTGATGGAGATTGCCGACTGTGCGCCGACACCCGAAGCGGTAGCCGTGCGCTGAGTCAACCTGGCACCAACAGACGTCTCTGTGCCCGTCCCAAAACCAACAGCGGTACGTGGAGCAATGTGTACCCCAACCGCTTCGGACGCTCCAAGTGACTGCTTGAACACTGTGCGTAGCAGAACTCTGACAGATACGGCAGTAGAAGAACCAACGGCAGAATCGGTGCCAAACCTGGCACGGATAGAAGCACCAACAGACGTAGACGAACCGGTACCGGAACCCGTTGCGGTTCGTGGCGCAACATGCAAACCAGCCGCAGTAGCAGACCCAATACCACTACCGGATGCCGTGTAAGCGCGGGTAGCGACACCAGTAGCCGAAGCCGAACCAGCACCCGAACCTGTTGCGGTACGAGGTGCCACATGCAAACCGACGGCAGTGTCAGCCGTCGTGCCCTGCCCGCTACCCGTAGCCCCACGGGGAGCCACATGCTCACCAATAACAACCGAACCGCTTTCGCTGGCTCCGATTGCCGTACGCTTCGCAGTAAGCACAGTAAGAGTCGAAGATGAACCTGACCCTGAACCTGTCGCAGTACGCGGTACTACATGTAGACCTGACGCCTGTTCTGTGCCTGTCCCCGTTCCTGTGGCTTCGCGGTCAACGACGACGAGGCCGCGATAATAGCCCTGCGTCGCAGAGAAAGGGGAAGAAAAATAGATGACCTTGCGAGGCGCATAGTTCGGCACCTCAGCAAACTCACGGAACCCAGGGGTATCCGTGAAGCCGAACGTGAAATCCGTAGCCCCAGTAGCCATGCGGCTACCTCACCTCAATCGAGGCTGAGCGTCAGCGAAGTAATTTGGAACGTGTCTCCAGCCGTAACGGAAGCAGAAGAAGAAAGCGCGCCACTCCACAACGCGTTGCCGCCGGCTGAGGCATCCCAAGCCGACCAATGGCTGTACGTCTCAGTTGTGGAAACATTCGTCCACTCGATAGTTGCGGAAGTGGCAATGGAACCAGACGATGCCGCCGACCATGCCGCAGCCTTGCGAGTTGTTTCGGTTGCGGCGTTGCTTGTCGCATCCTCACCAGGGTCACCAGTGTGAAGTTTGATGTACACCGTAGTGGGTGCAGTCCAAGAAGCCCGTCCCGTCAAGTGGTCAAGAATCTTTAGTTCGGCATAATTGGAAATCGACATCAGTTACCTCGCACGAAAGAATAGCAGAAGTGAGGGACGGGGCAGGGGAGGAAACCCCGCCCCCCACCAATCTGTTACTCCTAACTAATTAGGAGTTTGCGCCAATGCTGGAGCAAGCCTCGATGCGACGCAGTGAAGCCTCGCGGAATCGGGCGTAGCCACCCAGCCAGTACCAGCCGACAGGCTGGAAACGCATGAGGGTGTCGGTCACCGGACCGCGAACAACCTTCGGGAACGGACCGTTGCCGTCCACGATGCTGTGCGCCTTCGCAAGTGCCTGACGACCGCAGATGTGCGTGCAGTACACGTCGATGTTTCCTGCGGAACCTGCGCCATCCGAGGCATCTGCGAACAACTTGGCTCGCGGAGTCTCAATGAAACGGACACCTTCGAAGGCTCCGATTTCACCGTTGTAGATGTTCGCTGGATCGCTGTACACGTGCGGGTCACGCCACGAAGCCACACCCGTCTCACGACGAAGGTCGTACGACACGTCGGGGTGAATGTAACCCATGTACATGCCGTTGAACGACACTGCGTTGTCCTTGCGGAGAGCGGCGACAACCTTGCGGACGTCGTTCGCTTCGATGATGTCTTCGGTCGCAATCGTGGTGCGCGAAGACGGGGTGGTCGTACCGCCACCTCCGTACACGACGTTGGTTCCTGCGGCCAACACGTCGCGGATGATTCCGTCGACGCTGATACCAGCGTTGTAACCGACAACGTTCGCGGCAGCCGCATCCACGTCGAGGAACGAAGTTCCGCGCAGTTTGGCGGTCGTCGAGACGGCGTTACCGTACTCAGCGAGCGTGACGGTCACTTGGCTGTCGCCCATGGCGACCGCGGTGACATCGGAGGTTTCAGTCAGAGCCGACGACGCTTCAGCCAAATCGTTGAAAATGGTGAAGGTAACTGCCGAACCTGGCATTGCCTGTGCAACCGGCATTACGTCTGCCACCGCGTCGAACAAAAGTTCGCTGCGGAGCGCGAAGTACGCAATCCGGTCAAATGCTGTCTGGTCTGTTGACAGACTTGACTGCTGTGTATAAGCCACTGTTATTTACCTGTGGTCTTTCTCCCACAGGGTTACTGTGGGCTAGATGTTTTCTGCTTCTTGCCTTGCTTGGGCCAAAATCTGCATCACCTCTTGCTCGTTACGAGCCTGGTTCAACTTGGTGTTCCAATCGACCATCGGTTCGCTCGTCTCACCTGCACGCTGGGCCTTCGTAATACGGTTCCAGGCATCAGCCTCAGACTTTGCTTGCGCATCGTCCGCTGCCTTGGCGATGAGATTCGCTTCCTCCGCTGCTTGTCGGATGGCTTCTGGAGTGACTTCACCGTCGTAGCCCTTTACGAAATACTTTGAGACTGGATTGTCCATTGGGACTCCAGCCTTGATAAAAGCCATTTCGCGTTTGACTGCTTCGGCTTCCGCTAACTGTTTCTTCAGTTCTGCGGATTCCTTTTCCAGTAGACGCATCCGTGCTCGCACGGGGTCTTTTGGTGCCTCGTCAACAGTGTCGTCTTCGAACTCGTTGATGTTTGACATTGGCTCACTCCTTTACCCACACCAGGTTGGAGGTTCCTGGTGGCTGTTGTCGTTATGACATCACTCAGAGTAGCACACCGGCTACCGATGTCAAGTACCCTACTGGGCGGTACCCACACCCGTTTCGACGGTACCTGATGTAGCACCTGTAGTGCGGGCAAACGCCCCGCCGCCAGCGAACTCTGCGACACGTTGGGCGCGGCGACGTTCCAACGCCTGCTGTGCCTGAACATCGAAGCCGAAAGCAGCGCCGACCTTTTGTTGTTCGGTGAGCATTTCTTCCCCACCCATCTCTTGATACAAGCCAGCCAACTGTCCTGCCCGCTGGAACGCCGCCTGTGCCTGTTCTGCGGTGTAGCCGCGAGCCACCAAATCCTCCGCGGTTTCGGCACCGAACTGGAATCCTGCTTGTTCTCTGCCACGGGCACCGATGCGGGCTGCTTCGACTTGACGTTGGAGAACGGTGTTGGCTCGTACTGGGTCAATGAAGTAGGCGGCGAGGGCTGATTCGTCGTTGCCTACTTCTGGGTAGAACTGTCGGAGGGTGTTGAGAACCTGTGGGTCTGCGTCGCGCACCCTTGCGAATCCTTCGTTGATACGGGACTGGAACTCTGAGGGGGAAACGTCACCTTCGATGAGTTTTTGGAAATCGTCGGGGGAATCGTAAAAATCGGTGGGGAGCCGGTTCGCTACGAGAACTGAACGGTATTGCTGTTCCAAGCCGATGTAGGTGGCTGGGTCCAGTTCTGGGAGTCCTTTGGCTGCGCGGGCTGTGTTGGCTTTGAAGCGGGTACGGAACTGTTCGGTGTCTCGCAAGTTGAACAGGATGGCGTCGGAATCTTCGATTCCTTGTGCAAGTAGGGCACGGATTTGGGCTTCTAGGCCTTGTAGTCCTGCGCGTTGGAGGAATGTGTTGACGATGCTGAAAGCGTTTTCTTGGCGTTGTGCGGCTTGCTGTTGAGCAAAGAGAGTTGCGGCGTCCGGCGTATCGTCTGGCGTATCATCCGGCGTATCCTCAACTGGTCCCAGGTCGGTTTCTTGGCGAACCTCACCATTGAAATCTTTGATTACCTCAATGCGTCGACCATCGCGCTCAACGATTTCCGAATAGGTGCGATACCGATTTTGGCTGTAATAGGGGTCTTGGGTTTCGGTAGCCCTACCAGCAGTAGCAACCTCACGAACAGATTGCTCAAGAGCATCAAAATCCAAGTTTGACAAATTGAAATTTACGTTGCTCATGCTCGGTACCCGAACGCTTTCTCCAAATCCATCACCAAATTAGTAGCCTGCTGCTTCGCCTCATTCGTGAACTGCCAACCATACTTGTTATCCGACTTCAGAGTAGTAATCCACTCAGTCAACGACATCGGCTCCTTACCCATCAAAGCGGTAGCAAACTTCGTCGGTACGCCACGGTCGTCAATCAACGCCACCTGGTCAGGTGCCTGCTCCAAAACGCTCGCAGCAATCTGTTGATACGGCGAGAAGATGGTTTGAACCGACACACCACGGTCCAACAAGTCAGCAAACGGCTTGTAGGACACTTTCGCCAAGTCACGCAAATTGTTCCGCAGCATGTCCTCGGTCATCACAACACCACTCGCAGGGTCAGTTTCTTGTGCCAAAATGCGGGCAATCTGGTCATCATCTGGGCGTTGCCCATAAGCACGGTAGATGGCTCGGATACGGTCCGCGTCGGCGCCACCCAACGCAGTCTTGGCTGCGGTTGGTGCGGTGAAGGTTGGGGCGGCGGCCCCGCGTTTGAACGCGGCACGATAGACGAGACGTCCGAGGTCGATGCCGGTTGAGCCGTTACGGGCTGCGACACCGGCAACTTCTTCGAGGGCTGCTTGGTCGAATTGGATTTCGCCGTACTCGGCACGGATGTCGTTGATGGCTTTTTGGATAGCCGACTGTTTTTCGGCTGGAGTTTTGACATCGAACGCCTGCTGCAAGTTTGTCGTGTTCTGTGCGTAAGCGGTTTTCTTGAACTCCTGAAGGAACTGTGCCTTGCCTTCCTCGGATGCGAACCATTTTTGCTCAACGGCTTTTCGCAATAGTTCTGGTACGCCTTCGTATTTCGGGTCGAGAAGGTATGCGTATTCGCCTGCTTGTTGTGCGACAAGTTCTTCCCAAGATGCTTTCGCTTTCGTGCCTTCCAACTCTGCGCGCACGGTGGCCCTGTTTTCTGGGGTGTCCGGCAGTCCGCGCTTGGTGAGTTCTGCGGTTACGTTTGCGCGGGTAACTTTCTTCGGAGCGGCAGCAGCACCGCCAGTCGCACCGTCGCCGCCAGTTCCACCGTCAACGCCCGTGGCGCTACCCGAAGGCACCACCCCCATCGGT